TGTGCGTTTGCCGTAGGCAACGGAGCAGGGAACACGTGAAACGCTGTTACCATAAATCCGTTCATAAGAAACAAAGTACCACCCAATGCTGAGATAACTGTCATCATATTATTTAATCAAGTAATCGTTACTATTTCCAATAAAAGAACTTGCTTCAACTTGCTTCTCTCTTTCGTTAAACGCAATAGCTATAAATATAGCGATAACTACAATTATAAACACTACATCAAGAATTTTTTGTTTCATCTTTTTTTATATTTATTATAAATAATCAACAACGCTTCAATCGTATCTCTTGCTTCATTAACATCGAAGTAATGAGCATAAGATTTTGCACCTTTGTACCGAATAACCATACAAGCAATTTCTTTCACATATCTCGGACTTTCAGGAATCGGCACACCATACAGAAAGTCATAAGACGGATATCTAACCCAATTAACAACTTCAATCAGTTCATCTTTCGAAACTTCATAATAGAAAGTATCGGACACCAATTTTTTGATTAAAGGTTCTGACATTTTCTCAGTCTCGTCGAAAGTTTTAGGTAAAATTTTATTCATCTTGATCTAATCTTACTCCTGAAAGTTGTCGTACTCCGTTGTGGATTATCCAACCAGCGATCGGGTCTTCGATATATTTAATATCTTCAACTTTACCGAATCGCTCATAATTACCACACATCTCTACAACTGCACAATCTTCTTTACCCTCAAACGGACGCATACCTCTACCTATCATCTGCATATATAAAGCAAGTGACATAGTAGGGCGTGCGATTATAATTGTATCTAGTGCTGGAAAGTCAAAACCAACAGTCAAAACTCCAACATTAAATACTGTTTTAATCTTTCCAGCTTTAAAGTCTGCCAATAATTGTGCTCTGTCTTTCGGCTTTGTTCCTGAGTGAACACAAGCTGAATCAGGCACTTTTTTCGAAAGCTCTATAGCTTGCTCAATCGTTTTAACAAACACAACTCTATGCTTACGTCCTTTTTCAATCGACTGCTGAATAATATGAGGCAATCGTTCGTGAACTTGCTGATTTTTTAACGCCCAATCAATAGACTCGTCGGTAAATTCTGCTCCAGTCGTATTAACCTTAAGCTGACTACCGTCCCAATCCATAGGTATATATTTAATCGGTGCAAGAAATCCAAGCTCTTTAAGCTCACTAATTTGAGTGACATACAGAAACTTGTTAAAGAATCTAGGCAACTCTCTCGGCAATAGGTTTATTTTTGAGAAAGTTTTTCCGTCAAACGGATCGTTGTATTTCTTTAATCTAAACGGAGTCGCTGTCAATCCAATTACTTTTACATCAGGCAATCTTCTCAAGAATTTCATATATTGAGACATCTGATCAGGTGGCACTAAATGACACTCGTCGATAATCACATATTGCTTATGCAAGAATTTTTCAGGCACATTCACGATACTTCCGATTGTCGCAAAAGTTACATTCCCTACATTTTTCTCTTTCATAGAAGCTGAGTAGATACTAGCTCTACCTCCATACATCTTAAACTTGCCGTAATTCTGCTCTAAAAGCTCTTTTGATGGTTGTAATACCAACACTCCAGTAATGAGCTTAGAAGTCAAAAATGCCGCATATATGGACTTACCTGCACCAGTCGGTGCAACGATAATCGGTCGGTCTTTTTTGTTTCCGTTCATAAAGAACTCAAAACCCAAGTCCGTAGCTTCTTTTTGATAATGTCTTAACTCAATCATATTTAATTTTCTTCTTTAACACACCAAACCAACGCAATAATCCAGCCTAGAAATGTCCAGCCTAGAAATGTATTCACCACTAGAATTGCCAGTTTATTTTTTCGCTTTTTGTTATAAGCGACCAAAGTCGGTAAAAAGTAAATTAAACCTACAACCAATAAAATAATTAAACCACTCATATATTTTTTTTGTTAAATTTTTTGTTAAATCTTCTGTCTTCTTCCTCTCGTTGAGCGTCAAAGATTGCTTCAACTGACGGAAAGGGCTGACGGATTCCAAACTTCGAAAGGTGTCTATTCACGGTGTCGAAAATCGGATCAATCTCTGTTCTGTCTAACTCTGTTGTACTTTCTTTTTTTACCATTATCTGCTGTACTGGTCTCCACAAAAAGTCTTTCACTGTCTGTTTTGTCCACGGTATATTTATCTCAGGTTTCAATACTTTTCTCATATCAAGTCCTGCTTCATTCAATGTCTCTCCAACTTTTTCAAAATAAAGGTGAAGTGCTGCGTTTTGTTTTAAAGAACGCTGTTTAGCTTCTTCTTCAATTACTTCATTTTGATATCGTGTTTTTTTCATATCAGTTGAGAATATAAATTTTTTCACCTAATCTTTTGCAAGCGTGAACTCTGTCATCGGGCAAAATACCATAAACAAAGTATTTTTTCTTAAACAGTAATTTGAATTTTACAAAAGCCGAAGCTTCAAAATAATATTCATATTCGTCTCGATTAAATATTTTCATTTTTTAATTTGTTTATAGAACTCAAATAGACTTTTGTCGTGGATTTTAGTCGCTGACGGATTCGGTGCTATTCGATACTGATAATAACGAGAACCACTTTTGCCTGTTTTCAATCGTCTTTCAAGTAGCATAGGATTCTCTTGATAAATGTCAGTCAACCTTGTCGGACATTTATAGCTCATCAACTCCCAGCTGTTAAATTCTTCTACATAAATTTCACCTCCAAATTCCCAAGCGTCCGCAAATCTTTCAGGGTCTTCTTTATAAAATTTATATAGTTTATAAAATGCAAGCTGTTTCTGAGTAATCCTTTTTGTCATAAGCCTAAAAAGGAATATCCTCAGGATTTATTTCGTCAGCTGGGTATTCAGGTATATCAGTATCAACACCTCTGTCTTCTTTTTCACTTCGAGTCTCACTGTTCTTTTTTGGATTATCTCCAAAACTGAAATCTTCAATCATTATCTCAGTTCGATATTGCTTAACACCGTCTTTTTCCCAAGAACGATTTTCAATTCGACCCTCAACTAGAAACTTGTCACCTTTCTTAACCCATTGAGCAATCACTTCTGCTCGTTTTCCAAAACAAACACAGTTGTGATATGCAACTGATTCTTGTTTTTCACCTTTGTCGTTTTTCCACTCTCTGTTTGTGGCAAGACTAAATGAGACTACACTCATTCCACTAGGTAATGCTTTTAACTCAGGATCACGAGTCAATCTTCCGTACAACTGAACTTTATTGATATACATAAATTTTATTCTTCGTTACTAATAACCTGCAGCTTCACTTCGAAACCTGTATTTTGTTTTATGATCTGCTCCACATTATCGACGACTTCTGCGTCGATAATTGGTCTATTCACTGCTTCTTTCGGAACAACAATCTTCGCTTCAAGCGACGGCTTATTAAATATTGCGTCGGGTATTTCTATGCTGACTTTTACTGCAATCTCGTTAAAATCAAGTGCTGGTGAACTTTTTGTCATTCGACTTGAGTATCTGTAAGCACCTGTTTTCTTAACGATAATATATTGAGATATTTGCATTTTATTCATCTCCGTCGCCTCCGTCACTTTCAGAAGCGAACGACATTATTTTGTTTATAATTTCATCTGCAATTTCTACATTCTCTCGAAGAAACTCACGACTTTTTTCGTAACCGACACCAAGCTTAACGTCTCCGTAGCTGTATGTCATACCGGACTTACTTACAAGTCCGTGCTTTTCACCAAGAGCCATAATTTCACCCTCTCTACTAATTCCCTCATTGAACATCAAATCATAATCAGTAACTTTGAAAGGTGCACTTACTTTATTTTTTGCAACTTTCGCTCTAATCCGTCCACCCATTATTTCTTCACCTCGTTTTATCGAAGCGGTACGAGCGACTTGAACTCTAACAGACGCATAAAACTTTAAAGCTTTACCTCCTGCTGTTGTCGTCGGATCACCGTAACCGCCGATATTTACTCTAGTTTGATTTATGAATATTACCAGCGTGTTTGTTTTAGCTACGATAGCTGTAAGCATACGCAAGGCTTGAGACATAAGTCTAGCTTGAGCACCAATCTGCATAGAACCGATTTCACCCTCCATTTCTGAGCGTGGAGTAAGTGAAGCCACTGAGTCAACTACGACTACGGCTATCTTTTTACTTGCCACTAGAGCTTCTAAAATGTTCAAGGCTTCTTCTCCACCGTCAGGTTGAGAGATTATAAGAGATTTAGTATCAACGCCTAACCTGCGGGCATATTGCGGATCAAGGGCGTGCTCTGCGTCAATAAAGGCACAAGCACCACCTTTCTTTTGAGCTTCAGCAATCACGTGTAAAGCGAGCGTAGTTTTACCTGAGCTTTCAGCACCAAAAATTTCTACAATTCTACCTCGTGGAAATCCCCCAATACCTATAGCTTTATCTAGACCAATCGAACCTGTTGAGATTGCTTCAACGTCTACATTCGGTTTTGAATCTAAAAACATAACAGACTCCTGTCCGAACTTTTTTCGAATTTCATTCAGTGTGTCTTCAACACTCAATCCTTTTTCTTTTGGTTTTTTTTCTTTAGCCATTTTTTTCAAGATTATTTAACCATTCTTCTAATGTTTCGACCGGAACTTTTTACAACCAACTATTGAACGACGGATCATCTTCATCTCTCGTTTTTACTTTTTTACCACGCTCTTCTTCAAATTTTGTAAACAAGTAATCAATCCAATAATCGTGAGATATTTTTCTTTTACTCATATTTTTCAAGCTCACTAACTACTTTAGTAAACATATTCGCAAGATGTTTTGCTTCTCCTAAATTAACATTAAAAGTAACAACACTACCGTCTTTTTTTGTAAGAGCAACAGAGCAATAATCAACCTCGAAATCAAAATCACATTCAACTAAATTAGTTTTTTCCATAACTATGCTGTTACCGAGATATCGAAATCTTCGAACACTCGTATTCCTTTAATGTCGCATTTCATTCCCTCGACCTTTACAACTGGACGCAATACTTGCTCCAAGATACCTTTTTTAACAGCTTCAGCGTACACCAAATCTTTATATTTTTTCGGTATAGCGTCAGCGTCAAGAACTTCAAACTTCACAACCTTTTTAGCTGTAGATTTTCCAGCGTCGTTTCCAACTGTTGAGTCAGGACGAGCGACTTGAGTATTTACGATCGGCTTCGGAACTGGAACTGGCTCACCTTTCTTTTTTGCTTCAAGTGCTTTTTTCTCATCTTCAGCTTGCTGTGCTTTAAGTTGTGCTTCTTTCTTTTTGGCTTCTTCTTCAATCATCAAACGAAAACTAGCCATTCCACGCTTAACTACTGCTTCAATTTGCTCATAGTTTTTTTGTGGTTCTGTAAAAAGAGCTTCTAGCTTTTTGATGTTATCTTTAAGCGGTTTTATATACTCTTCTTTCAAAGCTTTAACTCGATTGATTCTACCTTTCACTTCAATCAGAAAATCGTTTGCTTTTGAGTAATCTTCTTCACTCAATATGGTTACGATTGCGGTGCTTTTCTTTTCAAATTTTTTGAAATCCGCAGCTATCTCAGTCACTTTTACTTCAGGACTGACAACAACTATCTCATTGTTTACCTCACTTTTCTTTTTACTCATAATCCTTTCATTATTTACTAATAACAATATAATTCTATCAACGAGGTGCAAATAATGCAAATGGTTATCGCCTATCTTTTGGGGATATTCCGTTGTGCATATATTCACGCAACTTATCTGTATCGATAAATATTTTTGCACCAATAGCCCATATTTTTAAGGGTATATATTTAGGACGCTTTCGGATCACTTCGTTCAAAATCATATACTGCTCTTTAACAAAAGAACGAATTTCACGACGCTGTGCTTGCTTGATTTTGTTTTTGACAGACATATTATTTTTTTAGGACTTTATCCAATAAACCTTTTTTCTTCTTTCCGATTTTTACCTTTCCGCTTCGTACATCTTCTTGAAACTTTTTGATTTTTTTAGTCAGCGAAAAAGCTCGCTTTCTTTTTGCAACAACCTTATTGTTGTGCTTTTTGTTTCTTTTCGCTACTTTAGTAGCTTTTCTTTGTTCAGCGTTAGGCATAAATTGATTCAAGATTAACTTTGTAATAACTCAACCGTGTTTTTTGACGATTGAACGCTTCAATAATATCGTCAGGAACTTTAACTGTTAAAAGTGTATCAGAACCTCGATATTTTACTTCTTCCACAACAGCGTTGAACTCCATTTTTTCACACTCTTTCTTTCTTTCAGCAAGAGTCTTTTTAACTTCTAGAATATTTTTATCAAGCTGTTTAATCGTAGCTGGCACTTTTTCAAACAAAGTCCCCTTGATCTGTGCCTCTAAATCCGCAATTCTGTCCAAATAAGGCGTTTCATCTAACTCCATAAGGATTTTATAACGGTGGTACGATTTAGGCAGCGTAGTGCCAATTTTAAGCTTTACAAGCCATTTTAAATCTTTAAGTTTAATCTCTTCTAGACCAACCGTGCTTACAATATCACTAGGCTCGTGCTGTTTTTCTAAATCAATTTTTTCTACTTTTTTTGTTTTTGCCATTTTACCAAAATTTAGGTTTGTAATTGCTCTCTGTCCAATCTCCAGCTTCAATACCGTCGATAACTTTATCAATGATATTTTGCATTTCCATAACTTGCTCTATCGTTCGGTGAGTTGTAAATGTGTTTACTAGTTGCGGAGCTGAAGCTCTCAGATCAACCCAATTACATTGACACTCATCAAACAAAACTCCGTCTTTTTTCCACTTCACCCAATACTGAAAAGTAATCTGTATTGAATTGTCGAATCTTTCTTGAGTCCAAACAGTCTGACCTGTTTTATTTTCAATATCTATTCTTTTGTCCCAATATCCGTCTAGAGTTGCACGAAACTCCCAACCTCGATATTTAGCTTTTAAAGGAACTTCACACCATTTTTTAGGCATAGGCGGGAACGCTGAGATTGCGTCTTCAAGTGCTCGATAGATTCTTGCGTTCGTAACACCCCAATCTCTCAATGCTTCACGCCACTTGAATTTTCTATCTGCATACATTGCCGAGAAAACAGAACCGACAAACATTGCTTCGCTACTGTTTTTCTTGATTCCCATTTCATACTCTTCGAAAAATTTTGCTGGATTTTCGTAATAAGTTATGACCTGCGAAGACGATAAACATTTTTTATTTGGATAAATGCTTTCGTGATCGTACCCAAGACCTTTAATTTCCATTGTCGATAACATCTACTCGTGCACTAGCAAGTTGTTTAATCTTTTCTTTAAATTCCTTGCTAAACTCTTTTTTACTTTGCACATACTCATCAACCTTTATAGCTTCTGAAGAAGTTTTTGCTTCTTCAATTTTCTTGATTGCTCGTATCTCTAATTCTTCAATCGGAGTTTTAACTGGAGTTTTCAAATCAGAATTTTTTGGCTTACCGTCAACATCTTCATCACCTGTAAGGATTCCAAAGGCGTTACAAAATGCGTTTCGTTTTGCAAAAGTCAAAGCTGCTGACACAACCTGTGTGTCATTCATCGCTTTTGTTTTGTTTCCCAATGGAACTTCAAACGGATATTCTTCTGAGTGTCCGGCACTGTGTTTAATCACACAAGTCGAAACTACAGATTTATCTTTTGTCTCACTCTTGATTGCATAACTGAAATTATTTTGCTGGATCAAGTCTTTTGTTTGACCAACAATTACATCAAGCGGAGCGTACTTGTAAAGAAGTCGATTATCGTTATCTAAAACATTTTTAGATTTTTTAATAATCGGACACTCTGACTGGAACTTTGCCATAGACAAGTCGTACTGCTCTTTTGCCCATTCTGCTTTCAATTCTCGTCGCATAGCTAAAAGACGCTCCATTGTTTCAACTGGAACATTTTGAGTAATAGCTTGTGCGATTAACACTTCAGGATTTACTCCGAAAGGTTGTACTGGTGCGATTTCTTTTGACTTCTTACTTACTGTCACTGCTTTTGTTTTGCTCATAGTCTTTAAGGTTAATTAACTCACTTTTAATTCTTCTCTTTCTCTCCAACACAACAAAATATTTGTTTTCTACAAAATCTTTCAAATCTTTTCCTTTCACATACCAGCGTGGCTGAATTTCGTCACCCAAGTTTTGTGCTGGTAAGATTTTTCGTTTAATAAGTTTATATACTCTGTCTAGAGTAGGTTCGAACTTATTATTTAAAACAACACCAAAATCTACAATCTGTTCAGGATTGTATAGCTCAGCGTCGTTTATCTTTTTCAACACTCTTTTTATTTTTCTTATTTTTTCTTGAATCTTCATAAATTTAATATTATCAGATTATTGCAAATGGTGCAAATGATTTACACACGTCTATCCACACCGTCCACTTTAATCACTTCACACATTTCAGCAATTCTTGAGGGCAATCTATCAGATATCTGATTCGCTAAACCACCGAGATCAAGATTGCTAGTGAACACTGTCGGCAACATTTCTTCATATCGTCTGTCGATGATTTTATAAAATGTTTCTGCAACCCATTCTGTAGGTTTTTCAGCACCCAAGTCATCGATTATCAAAAGACCGTCATAGTCTTGCAATTTTCGAAGCTCGTTATCTTGATAGTCATAAGAATTTTTGCCATAAAAATCTCTGATCACATCAAGCAATTCTGTAGACTTGTAAAACCTTGCTGGAATATTTTTCTCTTTACATCGTTGCCATATTGTATAAGCAATATGTGTCTTTCCTGTTCCACAACCACCAAACAAATAAAGTCCTTTCTTCTGAGCAAACATCTCTTTGATTTTCTTTTGAATATCTACTGGGACATCTTCGAACTTTGCACCTGCGTATCGTGGCGGTAGTCCGTGCTTTTCATTGATTGAACTTATCATATTTTTCATTTTTAACTGACTGATTTTTTTTGTTATCTTTTTTCAAAGCAAACAAACCTGTCCAACCATTTTGAATACTTGCCTCAATGATTGCTTTATAATCTTTTTGATTTTCTCCCAAGAATTTTAATTGACGCTTGATTGATGTCGGAGTAAGCGATTGACCTTTTTCTTTTCTATAAAGTGTCCACTCATTCCACACTTCTCTATCAATAAAATCAGGCAACTCTACTTCTTCACCCTTTTTATTACCTAACCTAACCTTACCTATCCTATCCTTACCTGCGTCAACCACTGGTATACCACTTGGTATACCAATAGACAACAACTCCAATTCTTCCTTATAAATCTGAAGATATTTGCTCGGAGTGTATCTATCACTACGGATATAATTGTTTTCTTTCCAGTCCAAAACAACCAAAACTTTATCGTCGAAAATTCCAACAAACTTTTTAAGTGCAAGAATTTTCAGATCGTCCGGCTTTGCTCCAGTCATTCTCATTACTCCAAAATGCTCAACAAAACCGTCATCATCTGCGTTCATACCGAGATGAAAATATAAATTTTGTGAACTTTCGGGCATCATCAAAAACTGACTTGAGTTTGTGATTGTTTTAGAAAACATACGCCTTTGTGCCATAAATTTCTCTCAATTACTTTTAATAAATATCGACTCTAGACTAATTGTATCGTGCTAATGCAAATGGTGCAAATACTATAACCAGCATTTTTTTGACCAATTCCACGGAGTTAAACCTTGAGTCTCATACAAGTAATTCGCATACCGTATATTGTCTTCTCTGTTGAACAAATCAAGTCCCATTTTGATTGCTGTCGCTTCGTGGTAATAGAGATTTATTTGACACATTCCAACGTCCTGAGAATTGATACGACCGTATCTAACAGTCACACCGTCCGCTTCGTAATGTTGCGGTTCTGCGTTCGGATCACCTGCCGACTCACAACCACACACTCTTTTGAGTGCTGGATAAAGTTCGACTGATTCAGTTTCTTCAACCACTTCTACTGTGCTAGTTGCTGTAATATTTTCAGCAAGCGTTGCTTCACTGTGTAATGTTTTAATCTGCATTGATAATGCTAGACAAATTGCAATTACTCCAATCACAACGATTTTAATTTTGTTTTTCATAATGATTTCTAGCTGGTGCGTCTATCTCTATTCCAACACTGTCGCACATCATTTCTTCCCACCTAGCTAGTTCGAACAACTCATTGTTTTTGCTATAAAGCTGGAGCTTTAAGCACTCGACTTCCGCATTATTATCGACTGCAATCACTAATAAAGGCACGATTGCGAATCTTATAGCGAGAAGTGCAAAGCATATCCAGCCCGCAAGAACAACTACTTTTCTCATTTTCTTACTCATTGATTATATCATCATTCAGACTAATAATAATCTCTTTTCGACCTTTCCACTCCTCAACAGTCATCGTAAAATAAACTGCGTATGGAGTGAAAACCTTGTCACCTTTTTTCAATCTCGACATTGTACGATCTACATTTTTCACCCAAGCAGACATCGCTGACCTAACAAGACTTTCGCTATACATTTCACACTCTCCTTGCTCAAATCTACTTTTTCTAAAAAATACTAATTGTTTTGTTTCAGTCATCGTAGTCATAATTAGTAGGCAAATAATGCTCCTGATTCTAATGCTTTACCTATGTTTGTTTCAGTCAATATTTGAGATTCAGTACACTCTTGAGTCGTACCGTCGATTTCATTGTAGACGGTGAAGCTTCTTGAGTTTTCATCGAACCAAATATTTTTACTACTTCTAACATTTCCACCTGCAAGCGATACAAAAAACTCGTTCTGTCCTGCCTTGATTCTACTGATCAAGTCTTCTAAATTTTTAATTTTTTTTGAATTATTCTGCATATTATTTTTGCATTAAATTAAGCACTATAGCTTCAAGTCTACCAATCATTTCATCGTGACTTTCGCTCTCTTTGATTGTATCAACAATTTTGGTAATGTACTTATCTACAACAACAGCGTCTATTTCTTTTTCAGAATCAATTAAAGTGTCTCGTAGCTCTATTGTGAAAGCTGTTCTGTCTTCACTCTCTTGAAACTTTTTTGTAAGAAAACTTACGCAACTATTAAACTGATGTGTCGTGTTTGGCACTTCAAACGCCTCTTTAAGAATTTCAATATCTTTGCTCATCATTTTAATTGTTACTATCTAATAATTTGATAACTTCACACTGATTCTTTTTACTGTCTGTAAAATCCCAATCTCTAACCAAGTTTGTTAAACCGTTTTCAAGATTGTGTATTCGTTCAATCAATTCTCTTTCTCCATAACAACTATATTTTTCAAAAGTTGCAATCATTGCGTCGTCCATAAATTATGCAAGGTCAGCTTCAACTGCTGCGACTTGAATTAACCTAGTAAAATCAACGCTATGTAGCACTTTTTGGTTTTTGTGCTTCGATGTGATGTGTTCAAAGAACATATCAAAATCTGTAAATTTTCTTGCTTCACCTTTTACTTCCTGACAAAATTGTATCGTTTTTTCCATAAAATTTTCTTTTGCGAATTACTTTTTAATGTATAAGAATTGTTTATTTTCTTATACTTTTATCTTATCAATTTTTGGTTAAAGTGCAAATGGTGCAAATGGTTATCTGTGGAAAAGTGCAAATGGTGCAAATATAAAATAAAAAGAAAACACTCCCAAAAGAATAAAAGGAGTGTTTTTCTGTACACGTGTCGGTAAAAAAGAATTGTGTGGCAACAAGTGTGAGTGCCCTAACCAAAAAACACTCACACGAATATTCTACAATTATTTACCACCGTATGCAACGCCTGTCTCACCTTTATTTGAAAAGTAGAACGACGAAGCTGCGATAGCTAAAATCATAAATTGACCAACTGGCAAAATCTTCATAAGAAAACCTGCACAAGCTGTAGCTGTCAACATTATAAACACGATTTTAGAAGCTGATGATGATATTTTATTCATACTAGTTTTTGTATTTAATGATAATTCACTACCTAATAAATCTTTAATTTTTGTACTTACTGGTACTCCTATTCGTTTAGCGATAGCTGTACCGTAAGCGTTCGGATTATTGTTATCTGATGACGGAGCGTACACATTGTAAAATTCTATAATCGTCATCTCAGGATTATAGAATTTACTTTTACCTGTTGCTGCTCGGATCAACAAATCAATCAACTCCTGACGACCGTCTTCGTATGTTGCGAATATACAGAATATTCCGTCAGAACCAATGGCACGTTTTTGACCAACAAATTTAATGTTGCCCGGATTATTATTTCGATACGATCTTGAACCCTCGTACCAACCCTCATACCACTGAATAGCGTCAGCCCATTTTTCTAATAAAGACGACGGCTTAGGATTTTTTTTTTCGTTCAATTTTGCAAGAGTAAGTTTTCCAACACGACCGTAACCAGTTGTTGCAGGAGTTCCACTTGAAACGATACCTTGAGTTTTTTGATATCGCTGTACAGATTGCTCAGTCAGTCTTCCAAAGTTCACATCGTAATAATCTGCTACATAGCACTTTTTACCGTCAAAAGCGATTTCAGTATCGAGTCTTTTTTGCAACTCGATAACGTCAGTACCTTGCATACCTCTTTCAAGCTGTCTAGGAAAAACAAACTGCTGAGATTTTGCATAATCAATAACTTCATTCGGCATATCCAAATAAGCGATACCGTCGTGAAAATAGTGTACATATTCACTCCACCAAAAATAACCAACTCCTTTTTTAAGAAGTTCTTTGTCGTCTTTATTTTCACCTTTAGCCCAATCAATACCCCAAGAATTTAAGAAGTAAATTTTTGTATCGTCATTCTTACCATTTTTTGCGTCTTCATAACCAAAAACCCAAATTCTATGATATCCACGGTTCTCTCCTTTGGCTGTAAATGGCTTCACAGGCAACTTTGACCAATCACCTACAACAAGAGTCGCATTGAACGCTTTAGTAACGTCTATGGCTGTTTTTACTTCATCTAGAGTCTTTACAAACGAATACCCTTTTGAGCGTGTCTCTGAAGCGTCAGTTTTAAGCTCAGGTGTGATTTCAACATTGATATATTGTGAGTGCGATAGAGAATTATCGTCTTTCACGAGCGTTTCACGTGGCACACCAGTAGAAACTTTCGCTTTTGCAGCGATTCTCGGATATGTACCCTCTTGATCTGGAATACCGTCCTCAACTTTACAAAGTGCGTAAAGACCACGCTTCGATAGTTTTTCAACTTTACCAGTCTCGATGAAGTTTTGAAATTCAGAATCTTTACCCTCAGCTTGACCAACGCAAGAACCCAATCCTTTCTGATCTTCAACATCAAGCATTGAGATGTCAGTAATATTTTTTTTCGGGTGGCTCTTAATATCTACACCAATAGCAGACGCAACGACAGACAAAGAGATATCTCTATTGTCTTCTTCGTTTAAAAATGAACCTAATCCTTTTTTCATAGACTTATTTTACCGCTTCTTTAAATGATTTAGCTACTGCAAATTTAACTTTACAGTGTGCCGGAACATCAACAAGTTCTCCGGTTCTAGGATTTCGTGCAACTCGTGCTTTCATCTCTTTTTTTGTAAAGATACCGAAACCATTTAAGCTCACTTTTCCATTTAGAAGAACACCTGATTTAATTTCTTCTAATAAAAACTCAACTGCATTTTCTGCTTGAGTTTTTGAAACTCCAAACTTCGATTGATATTTTTCTACAAGATTAAATTTATTCATAAATTTTTATTTTATTTTACTAATACTGTGGTCTAGAACATCACTATTTTTTGATAAAAGATTGATCAACTCACGAATATTTGCGTTCGTTGACTCAGAACTTTTTACCAATTCTGTTACAAGTGCGTGAGTTTCTTTCGATGTTGTCATAGACTCAAAAGCTTTTTTGTAAAACTCTTGAGTTTGAGCGTCACGACCCTGCAAAATTTCGGTCAATAACTTATTATCATTTCTCAAACCAGCAACTTCTCTTCTCAACTCTTTTTCACTTTGTTCAAGTTTTTCAACTTTTGAACTAAGCTCTTTAACAGTTTTTTCTAAAATACCATTTAGACGATCGTCCGCAGCGTCTTTTTTTTGTTGCTTCTTATCTCTCCACTGGTCTAACATATACATACCAGCAGCAACACCAACAATAACCACAACGATACCGCTGACTACTGTTGTAAATGGAGATTGTAAGATTAAAGATTCCATACTCGTTTAGTATTTAATGATGAAGTTCTGAGCAACATAAGGCGGTATGTTGTTGTGCCCTTGTCCTCCTCCTGTAGAGTTGATTGACGCAGTTGTTGCTGGAGCTGATGAACTTCCTCCACCTCCTCCTGAGTTTGGGCTTGTAACAGCGTTTGTTGTGTGTCCGTGTGCTGGAGTTTCTGAAATAATAAGAGTGTGGTCTTCTTCTCCTCCACTAATACCAAGCTCGAACGCATTACCAACACAGATGTCGTCGATGTTTACATCAAACGCACCTAGATCAGTAACCATTTTCAATCCGATAGAGATTAAGGCTTGAGTTGGAGCACCTGTAGTAGCCTCAGAAATAACCGGAATCGGAATAGATACTCGCTTCCACACGTTAGCTGTCAAAGCTGGCACGTTCAATGTGTAAACAGGTGACGCACAGTTCGCTGTATCATCAAGCAACAACTGCAAGTCTCCCGAAGAAGCGTTTACTGTTGAGCGAATCCACAAGTGAATATGACTCTTTCTTCGAATATCTGTACTAGCAATAACCTCAGTAGCAAGAATCGTTCCAGCGGCTACTGCACTACCAACCGCAAGTTTCACAGAGTTTGTACCTGTTTTTTTAACAACTGAATCAACTGATGATGTCACGTTTGCTGCTGTAGATTCGTTCCAAGCGTCCTCACAGTCTTCGATGACTGTCTTCTTAGTAGTATCAACACCCATAGCAAATTTACCTCTTCGGTCAGGTAAGGTGAAAGTCGTAGCTCCGTCTCCAGCACCATATTTTTCACCAATAGCTGCAAAAAGATTCGCATAAGTAGCACGTGAAACAGTGTCTCCGTGTGCCCACAACCAACCAGCCGGCAATATATCGCTTGCAAATTCTTGAACAGAACCAACCGGCACACCATTTCCAACGTCCATAGCTGCGTTTGTAGAAACTTTCGCACGAGTATCTGCAATATCTGCGTCTAAAATAGTAGTTTCAGAATCAACAACAGTCACGTTTGCCAACCTATACCAACCGTCATCTCCAACAGCTGTATCAATAGCTGCGTCTGCAAGTGCTGAAACTCCTGAACCTGTAACAACTTCGATAGTTGCCACGTTTGTTTTTAGAGTGTTTGGCTCTACGTCTTTATCCACTCTAACAATAACAGCGTCCACTCGGTTTGAGCCTGAAGTGTTTGCTGCGATAGTTTTTTGCTCTTCTGCGTCACTTTCTACAACTACTTTAAGAACTCTTCCGTCGATTTCTACTTCCACTAGGGCTTTACCCTCGGAGATTAAAACACTCATATCTGGAGTGTCGTTTTCAGTTACCTCAAGTCCGATTACTCCTGTGACATCTCCAATCACTCCCTCAGTTAAAAACAAAGTTTGAAACCAAGCAAATTCTGCGTCGGTGTACTCTGCTTCTGAGCTATTTATAAAGTATGCTTTTAAAGACATATAAATTTAATTAAACCTGTTTTTCTAATAATTCTAACCGTCGATCTCGGTCGTTTAATATCTGAGAAAGATATTTGGGCAAATCGTTGACTCTCACTGAAATTTGTTTTTGTCCTCTACTATATTCTACCCTCTTTTCCAACACTTGAAAACTCTCGTCAATGTCGATAAGTGAATTTTTTAGGATAACTCGAACAGTATCACCAACTTCAAAATTATCATCTACACTAGGAGACAATTCAATTTTTGGAGAATACACACGATCAGCATTTTCTGCTGCGGTGAAATCATCAAGCACAGTCTGATCGTTCACAACTCTAAAATCTTTAAACTTTTCAAGCGTTCCGTAGCTAGTAACTAAACCTGCACTAATTTGAGTCGATGTTAAAGCGACTGATTTACCGTAAGAAGTTGTCACTATATCATCACCATCATCTTCTACTTCAAAACCTAAAATATTCGCACTAGAAACTTGATTGATATTGTACCTAAAAATAACAGTCTCACTTAAGTCTGTACCAATATCAGGCTTAACTACAAGCTCTCCGTCATTATTTATAATGAACTGATTACCGCTTGATTTACACATATCATCTAAAGCACTGTAAGCGTTTCCATACTTCCAAGTATTATCAATATCACCAATAGCTTCGGTCACATCTCCAACAGTGATACCTGTATCATCAACACCGTTCACGTAGTCAATCAAATCCTCAGCTTCATCAATAACCGTACCGTTCGCTGTGTAAGTAGCACCAAGAAGTCGTTTCTTTAAAATGTAAGCAACCTCACGACAACTGATTTTAATTGTATTAAGGTCTATGTCTCTTCGAGTTATTACTCCGAAAAACTTTTTAACACCGTCTTCATAAAGCTCGATTCGATTATAAAGTTGAGTGTTTGGGTTTGTTGTTTTCGGACGATCTGAACGCATTACAAAAGTACAATCACCAATCTGATTAACAGCACGACGATAAGAAAGTCGAGAAAAATCTGACTCTGCTAGAGTTGTCAGCGGACTCATATCTTTATCGTAAATTTTAATTATCTTCATAATTATATTTTAGTGCTTCTAAATTTGACCGTGAACAACGCTGTAGGCAATTCCAGTGTAATAAGTGGGTCTTCATCTGAAGTGTAGAACATTAAGTTTTCACCAGCTTTTAAGTGAATAAAACTAGAGTCGGTTGTGATGTCTCCGCTTAAATCTAATCCGTCTTGATCTACAACAGTACCCTCTTTCGAATTGATTTCAATATAATGAGTTGAGCCAGTAATAACCGTATCAATTTGAATAAACTCACCAGTTGTAAGATTTCTAACTTTCGGGTTTGTGATATCACCCTGATCTTCTCCATAAATTCTGATAATAGTTTCAGCGTCGGCTGAACCAATATTGTTTACAGTAAGCTCATTTATATTCACCGTTCCAATAGTCAACGGCAAAGTAATCGGAAACATAGCACCTGCACTCGTATATCCACGAACGCCAACGGTATTGATTAAAGACTGACTTACAATAAACGGATCGGCTGACTTCAACGAGAAATTAAAATCTAGTCGAAAATTTTGTTTCATACTTCGATTAAACTGAATCGGGTTCATCAACTTACCTGAAATTTGCCAGCTTTTATTTTCAATATCAGTCCACTTAACTAAAACACTACCGTCATTTCCTGACTGTGGCTGAGAACCAAAAGCCAACACTTTCATAAGTTGATTTTTAACAGTCTCGACATCAAGCTCTGAAGCTCCAACAATCACACCCTGAAAAGATGTGACTCTTCGACCATAAAATGAGAAGAAATCCCAAATACCGTGCTGACCCTCACGAGGCAATTCGCTATTCTTGATATCTACATCAAACTGCGGATATTGCTGTAAAGCAATAATCTGATTCGGGTTTGTAGTATGGTCATTTATGACGATACTCTCTCCGTTTTGATTTTCTAGTGTGTATTGTAATCCAATCATATATTTATATATTACAGTCTTCCGAGTTCCCAAGCGAGACTTTTGCTCATAGCGTTGTAGTCTGCTCCTCCCTCTACGACATTATTCATAGTAATCGGTGCGTTGACGATTCGACTATTATCAACATTTCCTCCTCTTCTTGAGCTTTCAAGTGAAGAAACCAAGCTACCCATTTTTGCAACCATATGAGCAGGAATAACATACTCTCCAGCGTGAACTTCACCACCTGAAGCACCAACCATACCTCCTGTATGAAATTGTTTCGGTGCTCCACCACCACGCAAAGAATTTAATCTCTCCTGCAAACTAATAGCTGACCTCAAAGCTGAAGCCATTTCTCCATACTTTGCGATAGCTGTTGCTGCGAAATTTTCAACAGACTTCTGTCGAGTTGAATCTTGAGACACTAAAAACTCAGTAAGCTCAGTCTCTAGTTTTCGTCGAGTGATAATATCTTCAACAATTTTCTCAATCTTTAAGAACTCTTGCTCTTCAAATCGAGTAAATTCGTCGAGATCAGCAATTCGTCGCTCCTCTCGTATTTGGTCTTCAAGTGTTTTAACTTCAAGCAAGCTGTCGATATCGTTTGTTTCGATACCTGCCTCTTCAAGCCTTGAACGGATAGACGCAAGTCTTTCGGCTTGTCGTTTTTCAAATCCCTCACGAGCGTCCAAAATTTCTTCTTGAGCGTCAATCTCTTTTTGAATTTCTTTTTTCCTATCAGCGTCATCTTCGTCTTTTTTCTGTTTCTTAAGCTCTTTGATTTTATTCTCAGCTTCGACAACAATTTCAGCGAGTCCTTGATTCGTTTCCTGTAACGCTTTTTGAAAGTCCTCTCGAAGAGAAGCACTCGCTTTTTGTGAAGCGTCTACCAAATCAAGCATTTTATTTTGCATTGTCTCAATCTCTTTAGCAGCTTCAGCTGTTTCTTCACCGAACGCAGAAGTTGCGTCTTTTTGAGCGTTCAAAGCCGTGATATCTGCTTCAGTGATAGATTGATATTTTTTCGGATCAAATGCTTCAGTAAATGCCTCACCCATACCAAGAAATGAATCCTTAACTTCTCCAGCACTTCCAACAAGTTCGTCAGTTGTTTCATACATCATCTCAGTCATACCTGTCGACATTGTTTCTAGAGTTGTAACGTCCTGACCAACTGCTTTACCAACTGTTGCTGAAACGTCCAAAAGTCCCTTTGTTACTGTTTGATAACCAAGCTTGATAGTATTTAAACCCACACCAAAAACACGAGCTACAGTCTCGATTGTGCGTGAAAATCCTATTAAAATTTGAGCTGCTTGATACAAAGCTTTCCCCCAAACATTTACTCTGTCAGCACCTCCTAAAAATTCTTTAGACAATCCCACAAGCTCACCGCTTACCGCTGAAATCGCTGGCATAAGAGCGAAACCTAAATCTTCCTTGAAACTATTGATTGCCTGTTGAGCCTTGATCTGAGTACCAAGAAAAGTACCAGCCATTGTTTCGTTCAAATTCGCATAAGTTGAATCCAACACCTCAGCCAAAGCTGTAACACGCTCTGTTTCAGTACCGTTTGAAATCATCTTTTTAGTCTCTTCATCTAGCACGAATCCAACCGCTGTAAGTGAAGCAAATTTACCTTGCAAAGCTTGAGCAAGACCGTTAGTCAAAGACTGAGCTTCCTCAGCAGAAGCGTTCGCACCTTTTTCAGCAACAACATAGTTTAGAATTGCCGGAGTCAATCTTTCGATACTGTCCGCTTGCAAGTCGAAAGTCGCAGCTTGAGCCTGTACCGCTGTAACAACCTCCCTACCCAATACTCCAATCCTTTCAAGTTCAGTCGCCTGATTCTTTAAAGATTGAATTTGCGAATCTGTAGCATTTTGAGATGTTCGAAGCACCTGAGCCAATTTAGTCTCTTGCTCCAATCTAGCCGTTGCTAACTGCAAACCTTGCTGAGCAAACTGGATAACCTTGTTCGCAACAAACGCAACAGCGAAACCTTTAACGACGCTCGTCAATTTACCAAAAATCCCCGCCGTTTTAGACGTAGATTCCTGTGTTTTATTCATTGAGTCTTTAAGCTTATTGATCTCCGCCTCTGACCTTTTTACAGCTTCCTGCAACTGAGTCATATCACCTGAGATTTTATATACAAGCTCTCCTACCGTTTGTTTTGCCATAGCTTTTTAGGTAACAAGATTATCCAACGCAGAAAAAAGTAAGCCAACCAAAAAAACATATATAATTTTATTTTTAATTTTTTCATAGATTATTTTTTCGATTTTACAGCTTTGAACAACTGCGTTCTAAGTTGATTCACGGTATCTTCGCCCTTACCGATACCACTCATTCTCTCATAAGTTCCTTTCTTTGCCTCCCCTCTATTTTCAAGTACATAGAAAGCACAGGTGTAGAAATCAAACATCTCATCTAAATATAGTTTTCTAACCTCTAACAAAGAGAATCCACTCATCACTAGAAAAGTAATTATTTTTCTAATCTCCTCAATCTCAGATTTTACGCTTTTTTTTTTGACTTACCGTTGTCGGTATTTTCCTGATAACGATATTTCTGATAAAAACCTAAAATTTCTAAAGCTTCTTCGTGCGTAACTAGAGATTTTAAAATCTCTCTCGTCATCTCAGGGTGAAAGTGCTGAAACAAAATCTCAAGCTGATCGAAAACAATCCTCCAAAAATTTTGCAACTGCTCCTCTCCTCTATCTGATACTTCCTCAGACTCAACCTTGTCTCTCAATACTTGTAGTTCTAAAAGTCTTTCAACTTCTTCGACTGTATACTCGTTTGGCAACTTGTATTCAAGTTCTTTTTTGGTCTTTGGGTCTGTTAGTTTCACGATGTTGTGGGGTCGTGTTTTGTATAAGTTGAGTGTGTTCATTGATGAAGTGTTACTAGTAATGTTCATTGCGTTGTCTTTAGGTTGTGTTTTATCAGTGACTATTGCCTATGCGGTGCGGGGGGTGTTCCCTATCCGCTAGGGGTGTCGATTTTCTTTCCTACAAATCTTTATCGTTCATTTTTTTTCGGGTGATATCCTCTCGGTGGGGTGGGGGAGTCAAAACGAGTATATTTATAGGGTTTTTGCTTTTTCATCTCTCTCACTGATTTTTTTCTAATTTTCTCGGTGGGGGAGTGGAAAAAGGGGAGTGACGCTTTTCGCCACTCCCCTTTTCTGATTAAGTCGTTTGTTGTTCGTCTACGATTTCAACAACGTCTCCTTGAAATTGGATAGGCAAGATTGCTACATCTTCCTCATCATCTCCTGCGAAGTCAATCGAGATCGGAGTGAAGTTTGTACCGTTTTCAATGTCGATTTTGAAAGTTTTTGAGTCTTCATCTGTATTGATAAGTCTCATACACTTCAAAGTTTTATTTCCACTATCTGCGAATGTAAGCTTTTTAGAAGCGTTCGGAGTGTAGTCATAAACAATCGTGATTGCCTGACTTAATGTTGTTACATCAGTTGAGTCGATAATGAAGATTCCCCATTTACCCTCAGCATTTTGTCCAACATAATAATCAGTTCCAGCTACAAGTGCACCGTCAGTACCTCCTGTTACAGAGTCAACTGTTGGCGATGTTCCGTTACCGTTTTGGTTTGCGATTTCAATAAACTTATTGAAAGCCCAAGCTCCTGAAGCGATAACCTGTGAAGCGTTGTTTACGATAGTTCCAGCTGTGTTGCTGATTGATAGAAGCCCACCGTCTAGAACCGCTAGGTTTGTCAGGTTGATTTCTGCTAGATCGAAAGCAACTTGTACTTTTTTACCGTTTACGAATTTTTTAAGGTCGTCCACGTTGTCGAATACAATAGCTTGATTTTCTACAAGCGATGTGAACACTGGATTTCGAAGTGCTCCGATGTCTACTAGAGCGTCAAAGTCATCTCCGATTAAAACACGAACTGACCCTTTTCGGATTGCTGGTGTTTTTTGAATTGTTGTCTGTGGCATATTTTTATAAATTAACTACTGATAATAAAACTATTGTCTTTCTCTCTCACTAGCCTCTCTACAAAATCTTTAGAAACTTCTATCGTTTCTCCCTCTCGTACAAACGTACCGTCGGGTAATCTTGTATTTATTTTTGCTGTGACTTTTCTCAGTTCACTCTTTTTCGTAAACTTCTCCTCCACTTGCTTTTCAACTTGTGGCTGAGCGGTTTCGATTTTTGTTTTTCTACGTCCACTCATAAAGATATTATACTAATACTTGATAAATAACTCAACAGGAAAAACATAGAGTTTTGCGTCGTCATCATATATCGCAGATCGACCTTGAAACTTGATATATTTGACACCCATTATTTCTCCTAACATACCCTCACTATAATCATTGAAAATCCTATCGATATCGTTTGCCAATCCTCTTGCGTCTTCAAACGTCGGTGCGATACAGCTAATCTGAAACAGAGAACTTCTCACCAACGGATAAGTCAAAGACTGACTGATTTCAGTATACGTCAAACACAGGTTCGGCGGTACTCCGTCAGGCACTCGAAGCGGGTATATCCTATACTTGTTACCGTCAACCAATTTGGCTGCAATAGTAGCGTCGTTTTTTATTTCTGCAAAAATTGCTTCTTCTAACATAAATTTATTTTAGTTTGAGATTACCGAATCTCTTAAGAACTGATAAACCTAAAGCGTCGACCGCAGCTGCACCTCTTCTCATCATAGCTCTAGGAGCGAATCGTGATGTTCCATATTCTACATAACCAGCATATTCAACACCATTAGCTACTTCATATTGTAAACCCTCTCCTCTAGCTGTCATCTTTGCTTGTAGATTTCCAGTGACAACCGGAGTTCGATTTTTGATTTCCGTTTCAGTAAGCAAAGACACATCTTTTAAGTCAGCACTAATAGCCTCATATACTGAAGCATTGATATCAACTTTTTTAAGAAATGTAGCAATAATTTTCATATTATTCGTAAGTTTTAAATCGTGCGAAAACTTCCCAGTGATGACCGGAACTGTCTTTATAAGCATTTAGCACCTCGAATGTTCTACCGTCTACAACTATTCGATTACCCTCGCTGATCGTTGTGTCTATTTTAAAATAAAACACATAATCCTGTAAGGTAACTTGATAAGCACCGCTAAGAACTTTTCCACCAGTCGCACGATTGTATCGACACGGAATACTTACATAAGTATCTGCCCACGATGAAGTAACAGAGCCAGTAGCATTTTGACTATCTGTCTTTACTTGAATCGTACACAACTTATTTAGTAATTTTTCGAAGCTCATAGTTTTAGCTTACTTTGATAACACCAGCACTAGCACCAATACCTCCACTCATACCTGTTTTGTCTTTAGACATCATAAATGGTGAAAGCAAATCATCGACCTTTAGAGTGTGAGCAAGTTTATCCAAATCTTGAAAATCTACACGATAGTCTCCAAGAGTTTCAGACTTCTTTTCTTTCACGTCTGCGTCTGCAACATTTTCTTTCAACACACCTCCAACAAGTTTTAAATGTGCGAGTTTAATGTTTGCTGGTGCTGTTTCGCTAAAGTACCATTTACCCTCAATCTCCACGTTCGCTTGTGCTGCTTCAAAAATGTACGGATCAGAATTACCAACTCGTGAGTTAGCATTTAAGCGAGTCTCAGGCTGTGCAATCTCAAGCCAGTGATACGCTTCGTCAACATTGTTTAATGGATAAGCGAACACGTCCTCGTCGATAACATATTCATAATTATCAATCGTAACTGAATCAACTTCGAATAAGTCACCAACATAAAGTTTTGTATCACCTGAACCATTAAATCTTCGAGTCGATGAAGTGTCGGGATCAGGAGCTTCAAAAACTCTATCTCCAAATCTAGGACTACCGCACACCTTTTCGATGTACTTTTGACAACCTGCAATAACCATATCTACGAATGAATCCATACCTGATGTGAAATTCACTCCCATATATTTTTTAACTTCGTCTTTAGTAATGTAAGCCATAATGTTTTAATTTTATCACCATTCTAATAAATACTCTACAAAGAAGTGTAGTCGTTTCTTCGACTAAAATTCTCATCGTTACAACTATAATCATCTCTCCTGATAAATGAATCTTCAGTATCTCCGAAATAATCATCTCGCTGAGAGTACCCAAGATTCGCAATTTCATACGCAAGTGATTTAGTAATTGAAACTGACGCAACAACTTCGTACTTGATTGATTTCGTTACGCTTGAACCACTCACGACTGAGTATTCAAGAGTTTTTTCAATAAGCACAGGGCGACCAGTTAGAACATACTGAATTTGCTTCTGTATTGCTGTAGGTGAGTCGGTAATGGTGTATTTGATAGATTTAGTTATCGCACCACTGAGAAGCACCATATAGGCAATTTGCTTCGTTACAGAGCTATCTGAAACGACTTCGTACCTCAAAGATTTATCAATATTTCGAGGCACTAGAACTGAATACTTCACAGATTTCTGAGAAACGTCGGGTTGCAATATTGAATATCTCAACGCTTTCGTAATTGCGTTTGGAGATTGAACAACTTGATACTCAAGACCTTTCTGCACCGGAGTTTTTGAAACTACGGCGTATCGTGAAGTTTTTTGAACTGCTGCGTCGGTAATAACTTCGTATCTCAATGACTGAGTTAGAGATTGAGAACTTTTAATAGTATATTTTGCTGATTTAGTTATTGCTGTTTCAATCGCAACAAAGTACGCAAGACTTTTAGTGATTGCGTTACCAATTACGAGAATCGCATATTTAACAGATTTCGTAATTTGATTTTGCTCGACAACTACATATTTTAAGCTCTTTGTGATTACTTCTTGCTGAACAATCTCATAAGACAAAGCTTTCGTAATTTGTTTTGGAGCGAGAACGGTGTACTTCGCTGATTTTGTAACAGCGTTTTCATCAACCAAATAATAAGACAGAGATTTTTGAATCTGATCTGAAACTACAATCGAATATTTTACTGATTTTGTAACAGCAACCGGAGCAATAACTTTATAAGCAACGGCTTTAGTAATATTTACTGCCTTTGAGACTTCATAAATAAGACCTTTTGTAACAGAGTCGCTTGCGATAACGCAATATTTTGCTGACTTCGTTACAGCGGTGCTCGTATCAATAGAATATCTTAAAGACTTTTGAACCAAGTAATCTTTTATGATTGCGTACCGTGATGATTTTTGAACGGCAGCTGGCTCAGTTGCAACTGTATATTTTAATCCTTTAGTAATTCCTACAGGACTTTGAACGGCATACCTCAAAGATTTTGTAACGGCATTTATATCTACAATTCTGTACTCAAGACTTTTCTGAGTTTCAACAGTAAAAATCCAACCACTACCAGCGGTTGAAACATTTTCATTATTTATACTATGCTTTCCTGCGTACCAAGTATCTGCGGGGGTTGCGATTGAGTGTTGAATATCTAAATAATCACAAGAAATTATACCTCCTCCTGATTTAGTAAGCGTGTGAGTTCCAGTGCTAAAGCTCGTGATCACAATTTCATTTCCTGATGTACCTACCGCTGTAAATTTATCAGTTGTTTGAGTCGTTCCGTCAGTAATTTGCAGAGTCTCACCAGCGTTGGCAATTTCAATTTCATCGTATGTGTTTGAATCAGCAAGACGAAGCGGAGTATTTACTCCTGCGTGAACCACTTTATAAAAAGTATTTCCAGCACCTTGAAACTCAGTATCTACTCCACTTGCACCAAGAAAATTGATTACAGAAGTTCCACAATTAAAAGTAAGTCCTGCTGCATTTTGAAAAGCCAAAGCTCTTTTATTTGGCGAAGCATTTGCGTTTCCGTAAAGATTCAAAACACTGTCTCTTAAGTAAATTGTTCTAGTACCTGCTGCGGTTGATTGAAAAGCTCCTGCTGTAATATCGTAACCGTCAGTATCGAAAATTGAGTAAGATACAACCACACCGAAAGCTCCGTCAGTTGTTCCAATTACACAATCACTCTCCAATTTTACATCAGAACTTGAAGCAATTTGCCAAGCGTGATTCACACCAGTTGCAGGCATATTAACTCTAGGGCAAACAACTCCCTGAAAGTTAAAAGAACCTGAGCTTGTGCTTCCTACTGTTCGAGTAATTCTGTAAAAAGAAACAATACCAGCTCCAGCTGTAAAGTTTCTAGTGTTATTGCTAGTACCTACACACTTCACGTGAGTCGTACCCATATTTATAGTTAAGTTTGTTTGTGTCGCTGTATTCCAAATACCAGTATCTCCACAAAGTTCAAGATCACCGCTTGTCATTGTAAATGAACGCACGTTTGAGTTAGAAGAAGCAAATCTACCAACTCTTACATTAAAACCATTAGTATCAAGAGAGCCAAAGTTTAAAGACAAAATACCACGAGTTGGATTCGCAACATCTCCAATATCTAAATCACTTCCAAGAGTAATATTATTTCCTCCGGTATTAAAGTTCACGTTATGAGCAACTCCGACACTAGGCAAGTTAAAATCTGCACACACACAGTTGTTTACATTGAAATCTCCCAAGTGTGCACCTGTTCGAGTGATTTTATAAATACTATAAGAAGTATTACAGTCAAAACCAATCGCCTGAGCAGTCGTACCAACTCCAGTCGTAATGAAATGAGCTGTTCCTGTATTGATTGTCAAGTTTGTCACGTTTGTAAGAGTCCACACGTTTAAAGCAAGACCCTTAAAATACATATTACTTGCACCAAGAGTAATAGACCTCACGTTCGTGTTGTTTGAACCAAACTGACCAACCTTAAAGTCATAACCAGCAGTATCAAAACTACCAGCTGTCAAAGTGAAAACTCTGTTTGTTGTACCTTGCTGACAGTCGAAAGCGTCGGCAAGCGTCCAGGAACCACTCGCTTTATTGACGGTAATTGCGTTGTCCATAACAATACCGTTCGACGTGATGACGGCTGCGGACGAGCTTTGAAAGGTTATTGCTCCGGTATGCGTCCACGTCATACCAGCTCCAAGAGTAAGATTTCCTGATATGTTTGTGATCGTTGCCGTACCTGTAAATGTTCCAGTAAATCCTGTGAAATCTAGGTTTCTACAAACACGTGAAGCTGCTGAAACTGTAACAGTTACCGCACCGCTATTAGCGTCGAAATAAACGTCGTCTGAAGTTGTAGGCACAGCAGCACCACCCGCACCTCCTGATGTGGTAGCCCATTTTGTACCAGCTGTACCGTCCCAGTTAGCTGAACCTCCGACCCAATAGCGATCTGCCATAAATTTTTAGATTAAATAAGCGGTAGATTTCGATCTGTTGTAACAACAATACGATCGTCAGGCAAAATGAAATGATAAACACTTAAATCCTCTGAGAGCTTATATCCAAAGCAATAAAATGTAATGTGAGTTTCATCTTCTGTGCCCAAATTCAAGTTTGCTCTTCGATAGTGATGAATAATTTTTTTCATCTCAGGAGACTTCCTGATTGAATATCTCAGTTTAGGATTATCGACTTTTATCATTTCGAATACATCGACATTATCCATATCAATTTCACCAATTTGGTGAAATCTTAATTTGCCTGTATCTAGCTCTTTACCGAACTGATATAACTCAGTTCCGTCCTTATAAACTACGTGCCAAACCCATTTTTCAATAGGCACTTCTTCTTCAACTCCATTTCGATTAAAGTACCATTTTATTTCATTATCCATATATTTAAGTTAAAAGACTCCTCCCAATTACGGAAAGAGTCCTTTAAATTGACCTTGAGAGTCGGGCTAATTCCGCATTGAGTTGCGAATAAATTTTTGATCTACTTTCGTTCTTCTCCTCGTTCGATTGCCTTAGCTGCAATCCTTGAGAATCGTCCGTTTGTAAGAGCGTCCTGATGTTGGATATCTGTCGGCTTGAAACCAGTCGTACATTTGTGACTCAGATACTTATCATCGTTAGCAAACTCTTTTTTACAAGTTCCGCATTTTGACATAAGCCTATTGTGCTATTCCGTGAACCACTGCGTCAGCGTGATCGCCGTCTACAGTGCTTTCAACTTGAACCTTGTAATAACGATATAACACTGGTGAGAATGTTACGGAATCCGTAGCACCCTCTCCAACTGTATCTCCAGCGTCGGCTATTACGAATGTAGAGCCGTCGATAGAAGCTAAAATTTGGTAATCTAGATCGTTTGCTCCGTCAGTATTTTCGATGACATAAGCTACTGAATCGCAACCAAGTGCGTCTATCAAACTACCAGTAACATCGACGAAAGCGTTTGTTGTGACTTGCTCATCACAGATAACAATTTCTGCGTCTTTCAAGATTCTAACCTGATCTGCTGACGGTTGTTTACTTACTCTTGTCATATTTATGCTGTTTCATCATACTGATAATTCATTGTTGAGGTCGATCCCGCAACATCACCTGCGTCAGTCTGAATTTGGTGAACCAAATAATCAGACGAACCTGTACCACTCAATGACCCGCTAAGTGAGCCTCCAATACCTAAGTTAGCCGAAGCTGGCTCAGATGTTGGCATTGTTTGAGTCGCTACTGAAGAGTTTGCGTCTGTAGGCGTTGCGAAAGTCGCAGCACCACCGTAAGAAGTTGTACGAGCATTAGTTAAATGCACAGCAGAACCTCCTAAAGCACCAGTTCTCCAAACTTTAAGATTGTCGATAAGTGAGCTTCCTCCCATATTCGTTACGTGAATTTTCTGCCATTTCTCGAATGTGTTATCACCCGGAACTACAGGATTCGCAACCGGATCAAGAGAGTCATCATCTACAGAACCCATATTTGAGTTTGTGATGTTGTGAGTCAAAGTTTCCCCTGCTGTGTTTGCTTCATCAATCTCAACTGTGGCTGCGAAACCGTCAATCAAGTATGTTTTTATTTTGTTTATCATACAGTTTGAGAATTAAGATTGATAATTAAGCTGCTGCTGCTGGAATCTTTGCAACATCTCCGTCTGCGTCCATATAATAGCCTTTCCAAGCTGTAGCTGAAACACAAACCAAGAATAATGTACTGTTCGCTGGAATAGCTGACTCGTAACCCGCACCTGTACCACCGTTTATTGCGATAGTAGCTGGAGCAGAAGACTGCAAGTCGAAACCTGTAGCTCCTACATCGATTGTAAGTTTTTTACCTACAACCGGAGCTGGCAAGATAACTTCGTGTCCTGCACCTCCTGAAGTTACAACCACGTGATCTGCGTCGGCACTGATAACCATATCTTCAGAACCACTAGTAGTAATTTCTTGAACTCTAGACGCTAGAGACGAACCGTAAAGTTCACCGTCTTCGTTCTCTGCTAAAACTACATTTCCTGAGCGGTCTTTAATATAGATTATATTACCGTCAGAGTCTTCTCTACCTTGAATTTTCAAAGTATTTCTTACTTGAAAATCCCTTTGTTTTGAGCTGTTCATAAATTTTCACAATTTATTAGTTGAATAATTTTTTTAGATTTCCTTAACAATTTCTGCAAGGATTTCTGCTGAGTCTCGGAAGTTTCCGTCTTTATCTGTAACGCTTACTTTAAGAGTTTCTGCAACCTCGTGAATAATTTTTTGTGGAATTGCTCCCTCAAACTTTCTCACATATTGAGGCTTAGAATTTTCTAGGCGTTCGATTTCGGCTTCAACTTTGTAAACTCCTCGTGGCAAGATTTCTTCGTCTGAGATATATGTATCAACATACACTACATAAAAGATACCTTTAAGTTTTACATCACCCTCTTTAACATCAGCTGAAGCTGTTCGCTTTACTACTGATTTAGGCTTTGTAGTCTTTACTGCTGTATTTTTTGCTTTGCTCATATATTTTTATTTACTTTAATTACTTTATAAACAGTAAAGGGAGACCTTTCACAGTCTCCCTTTACTTCAGGCTTATGTTGTAAGACCTGTCATCAAGAAGTGAGACTGACCGATACCCTCTACGGCTAGACCAAACTTTCCTTGAATTGTTTGAGCCATTTGTCGTGAGTTTACTGGTGGTTCGTCTACTAATCGAAGTTCATCGTTCACTTTCCAACCTTTTTGTAGTTTAGATGTGTCGATGATTGCAATTTTATCGTCAGGCATATCGATGTCTACGATAACTGGAATTGCTCCTACTCCGTCAGCTAGATAAACGTCCACAACACGTCCTACAGTTCTACCTGTAACATCTTGTGTAATTTGGTCTGCTGAAGTGAAACCGTTAAAGATTCGCTTGTTAGCAATCGACATAACGATAGCTTTAGGCTTACCTCCCTCTGCTCGGATAGCGTCGATAGATGTATTTAGAGATGATTCTGTAAATGCACCTGCGATGTTTGCTTTAAGTCCGTCAGATAGTCCCAACCAAGTTAGCAATCCACGAGTCATACCCGGTTTTGTCTTTGTTGGTGCTACGGCTACTCCGTGAATAGCTGTTCGAGCAAGCTTTTGCTTAACTCGTCGCATAGCTTCGTCACGCAGATCGTCTACAGTTCGTCCTGTCTTTCGCATTTGGTCTTCATCTTCCTTTGTAAGGTCGATTTTTTCCTCAATAAGCTGACAGTAGTTTGTGTAAACGTCTGTTGTTTCTGCAAGAGCTTCGATGTCAACTGTACCCTCGATGTTGGCGTTTCCAACAACTCGTACATTAACAGCTGAAGTTCCACAAGCTGTTGCTGGTGATTCTCCAGCTCCTCGTTCGAATACGTCGATTGTGTTTCCTGAACGGTCAAGTTCTTTAACAACAACGATTTCTCCAGTTTCTACAATCAACAGTACGTCTCCGTAAGTGATTTTTGCGATGTTTCCTGCTGAGATAGGTAGAGCAGTTGTATCAGAGTTGGTATCCCAGTCTGCTGCTGAACCTGAAGCTGTAACAGTAAACTCCGGCTTTGTGTAAGTTCTCTTAAGGATTTCGAACTCGTCTGTAGTAATAGGTCGTGATCGTTGTCCGAACAGTTCCCATACTTTACCAAACTCGTCTGCGTCCTCAGGAGTCAAACGCTTGTCGATAGCAAGAATCTCAGGGTCTAAGATACTGTTTGCGTCGTCAAGTGTATAGTGTAATCCTACTAACATAGTAATAAATTTTTAATGATAATGTTTAAGCTTTTCGCTTTCGTATTTGATTTAGAAGCTTTGAAACTTCTGTCAATCGTGCTTTTTCCGAAGAAGTAAGCAAGTGTGTCTCCTTTCGCATTAGTTCAGAGAACTCCTTTTGCAATTTGCCCTCTTCATCTAACGGCGGTGTATCTTCGTTTGGTGGAACGTCACCTCCCTTGTTAGGGACTAGGAGTGAAACTCCTAGAAACTTTGCGTTTTTACGAATGTAATCAATTTGATTCTTCGCACTATCTTCCGGTACAAGTCCTTTCTTATCCTCAGGAATCTGATTCAACATCTCGTCTCGAATCTCATTAACGGTACTTTTGTATTTCCCTAGAACGGCAACTGTTTCATCAAGCTCTTTCTTGTAAGTCTTAGCTTTTTCAGTTTGCTCTTCAGCAAGTTTTTGAAACTCACCATTTTTCTTAAGAGCTTCCTGTCGTTCTTCTTCTGCGATTCGTTCACGTTCTGCTTTCTCATCTTCCAAGTCTTTCTTCTCTTTTAAGAGTCGAGCAACTTCAGGGTCAGTTTTCGCTAGTTCTTCAAGTGTTTTATTACTTGGTGGAACTGGTGGGACTTCTTCCTCGTAAGGAACTGGATTACCTGCGTCGTCCAATAATGCTTTAGTTGAATCCGCTGGATCAACTTTGAATTTTTTTCCGTCGATTACAATATATTTCATAAATTTTTTTGATTTTTAATTACCGTTAAGGTCTTGGAATCTAACCAAGATTGTAGGGATTCCACTTGCGTGCCGAGACTACCCTCGGAAACCTATAAAAAAATTATACAACCAACTAAATATCTTCGCAACAAAGTTGTGTATAACTTCTATCTTCCACTCCCTCTTTCAAACTCGAAACCTAACTCTTCTTCATTGTCATCAGTTGGGTCACTCACTAAATCTTCTCCACCTTGTAAATCCGGTCTCGGTAAAAAGGTGTGACGACAGTGCGGGTGATACGGCGGTTGCACATCAAGCTTCGGATATTTATCTGCATTACCACTGATACTGTAAATCTTTCCCTCGTAAGGTTTGCAAATCGGACACGAACCTGTGTGCGTACTAATTTGAATAATATCTAAATTGAAATCTAAATACCGATTGATTGAACCCTCGTTTGCTGACTTCATCACGTGTGTTCTCACTAGCATTTCTGCGTATTGTTTTAGACTCCAAGAACGACCACCACGATCAACCAAAACACTAAAGCCTTGATTACCTAAAACTTCTCGAACTTCTTTCGATATATTTGCCATTGACCTACCTGTCAACTGACCTGCAATAGCTTGAGCACGAATCTGTCGTTTGATTGCGTCGTTCAACTGGTGTTCTACACCTTTCACGAGTCCATTCATACCGTTAGCAAAATCTAAATATGTATCTGACACTAAAGCATTGACTGCTTCTTTATGAACTGACAATAAATCAATCTGCCGAATTTTATCTGCTGTAAATTCTTCAAGCAAAACACCTGAATCACCTCCAACGGAAACACTTAGCTTTTTGATATCCAAATAAGCAAGGTTTGCACCTGCTGCGTATGAATCAGCTACGGCTGTAACAATCCAATCTTTAATCTGCTGATCTGAACCTTTAATAATTCTCTTGATAGCTGTAAGTGTTGAATTTTTTGATTGTAAATTTAACTGTTTGCTGATTGCTTTAAGAACTTCTGCTCGTACATCATCTTCAAGTTTTACTACGATAGAAACAAGCTCATCAAGGCGAGACTCCTCGATAATCTTTTGCATAACGGCTCTTTTGTTTGCGTCGAGTTTTATAGCCATAAGTTTAGAAGTTTAATCAGCCATTTACATACTCCTACAGTCAACATAAGGCTTGTGACGGTGATTAAAATGTACGCAAGTAGATATTTATATGCTTCTGCAAAAAACTTCCAATCAACGAGTTTTAGATTCTCTTCTAAAAGTTTTGCGTTTGATTCAACCGACGGCGGTACGGGTTCTCTGTGCACTTTGTTTGTCTCAGGGAATTTCATATAAAAATAATTTATTGATAAATAAACACGCTTAAATTATATCATCAAAACAAGAAGCTCCATATTTCAGGAGCTTCAACTCAGAGGTGTTAGCACTGAGCAACAGACTTGGACTGTTTTTAGAGATGAATCACCTCCTTTTCTTTCTGCGTACTACCCACGCAGGTTGATGTTTTGCCTAATTCGGTAGCGAACCTATGTCGGCACTTTGCTTTCGCAAAAGTTTTAAATGAAGCCCTCTTCAAACTCTTCTTGAAACTTCGGTTTCCGAAAAGCTCTCGGCTGTTCTTCATCTTCCACAATCACTTTATCGGTGACTGCTTCCCATTGCGGAATCTGAGGCTGTTCACCCCAAAATTCGGGTTGATAATAAATTTCTTCTTCGATTGAATCCATAAGACAAAGACCTCCTTTCGTAACTATTATACACCCACAAAAGAAAAATCACACAAGTTTAATTGTGTGATTTAGGCTACTACTGACAGCTGTCGCAAGTATGCTTTTCTTGCGGATCAACTACTTCAGCCGCTTCTTTAGTTTCCACAACCGGCGTTTCTTCTGCAACCTCGTTGGTTGCGATTTCATTATCTGACATAAACTTTTTTGATTAACTGATAACTCGTCCATTTTAGCATTTTAACTACAATACAGGAACGTCGTTCGGATTAACTGCACCAGACTCAACTTCTTCGTTTTTAATCTGTTGCATTTCCCAATCAAGGTCTTCTTCAGAATAGTTCTCAAGTCGTTTAATAGCTGAGCGTCGTGAACTGATACCGTTTCGTACTTTAACTTCTTCAACTTGTGCGTCTTCAAGATTGTCGTTTGGCAATACATCAGAAAACTCTAATTCAACAACTCCGTTCATTTCTTTACCAAGCATTTTGAATCCAATCTCGATAATCTTCTCAACACCTTTCTTCATCTTCATTCGCTTTCGGTCTGTCTTTCGTAGAGCTGAGAACATTTTGATTTTCATACCTCCAACTGTCTCAGGTTGAGCACTAGAATCAGTCAACTGCCACATCGGAACATCAGTGATGTAACTAATCATTTTTAACTGTGAAGTGATGTGATTTTCAGTTGCTTCAATAAGTGGGTTTTCGTTTGTAATGTATCGAGTCTCAGGTTCATTTTTATCGGCTCGCATAATGTACTCAAAGTATTTAAGAGAACCATTATCGCCTTTCATATCTTCTCGTTCAGGTAGCTCAATCTTTGCGTCTAGATTCTTTAACAACTGAGTAGCTACGTGAGTTCGTCGTTCATTGATTTCAGCCAACTGTGGCATAATGTCAGCGTAATCAGACTTACCAAATCCCCATTTAGTAGTTTTACCGTTATCAATTTGAACAACTGGAATCTCATCAATATCAAGGATTTCACTAGCTTCTTTATCAAAGTAAGCTTTAAGAGCTTCTTCGCCTAAATCATCAACAGCCATACCGTCAACATCTGTACTCCAAACTTGTCGAGTGATCGTAACCTTACCATTTAATTCTTCATAAGTTTGAGTGTACAAAAGAAGTGGTGCAACAGTCTCGTCCATTAAGCCTGCTAGATTTTTTGTATCACGAAAATATGTAGCAAAAATAACTGAGCCGTCTGCTTGCGGAAAATACTGATCACAATCCACATCTTGAATATAGAACTTATTATCTTCAACATAACCAAGAAGCACCTCATAACCAAAAGTAGACTGATCTACAGCCCAATCGTGAATACTCTCAACAATATCGTTATCTTCAACAATCTGATTAAAAATTTCTATTTGAGAATCATCGTCAACATAGTCTAGCGTCATACGATCTGCGTCTCCTTGAACAAAGTCACCATAAAAGTCTGAGACTTTCGCAGGGATTGCGTGACCAAGATAAACAAGGTCTTCAATATTTTTATATTGCTTTCGAATAATCTGATGTAAAAGCAAAACTTCTTGCTGTCGGTTGTCGTACAACTTATCGTATTTATCGAGCGTCTTCATTCGCTCTTTCTCTGTAGCGTTAGGAAATGAGTTTTTTATAATTGGCATATACGCATTGTATTACTTATTGATAATTTTGGAAACTGCTTCTTGAGAATCAGCTGCGACTTCAAACATTCTCTGTCGTTCTTCTTCCTCAAACTGTTCATTTAACTTTCTCAAATCCTTTCGCATTTTTGGAGCTGTAGCAACAATCTGCTTTTTGAACTTTGACAACTTTGTAACTCGGCAAGGCATACACATACGCTTCCCATTATGTAAAAAGTAAACACCTCCAATCTCATCATTTTTAACAATCATTCTCGGACAATAATGACATTTTTTTACTTCACCGAAATCTTTTTTACCTGCTGTTTTTGACTTTCTCATATTCGTTAAATAATTTCATTAAATTGTCGATTAAATCGTTCGTCGGTTTTGCTACCTTAAGCTCTCCTAGATAAACACCAACAGAGCACCCAACAATCTCAGATATCTGCACAGCAACTAATTCTTTAGAGCGTGATTGAACTGTGAATCTTTCAAACTCTTCACGAATCTTTGGCAAATATTCGATTGCGAACATATGAGTTATTTTTTCTCTCAACATTTTTTCGACTAACTCGTGTTGACTCATATCTAAAATTATACTACAGCTGGTCTCCCTTACCAACACCTGAACTACCAATTTTTCTACCAAACACTCCTAGAATCAAATACACCAAAGCGTCAACTAAGTCGTCGTGATCTTCTACACCGAATCCAAGCATTTCATCGAACAACGCCTGAAGTTGCTCATTCAATTCTACTGGAAATTTAACCTGACCGGACTTGATGAACACCGCAGCTGTTTCAAATCGAGCACGCTTGTCACTAATAGGACGAACACCGATAGCATTGATACCTTTTCGAGTCATTTCTTTAATCGCAGCTTTTTGATATCCAACATCTTCAACATAGATTTTAGCTCCAAGCGGTAAAGTCGCTTGCATAAGTTTTGCTTCTTTAATTGTTTGATGTAAGTCAATCTTTTTATGACAAATATTCGGCAAGATATAAAGGATATCTCTACCCTCTTCTTTCACGAGAATACCTCCAATTATCGCTGTAAAGTCGGCTGCTGCTTTCTCTGAGATAGCAAGGTCGTTTCCTGCTGCGGCTCGTAATGCACGACTGTAAATGAAGTCTGCCATATCAAGATAGCTGTACTTGTGAATATCTGACTCTGATACGATCTGACCGTCTTCGGGAATAATCTTCAACAAATACTCTCTCAACCAAATAGATAAAGAGTCGATACGAGCTTTTTGTTTTTCAATCGCTTCGTTAGTAGGGTACTTTGCTTTCCAAGAAACCTCTCCTGTTCGTTTGTTATAAAAAGCGAACTGCAAAGTTTTCATGATCTTGTGCTTCTTCAATCGACTCATAAGAGCGTCTGAGTGCAACAAGTTACCAATAATAATAAGTTTAGCTTTTGTTTCTTCAATCGCAGGAATAACCTCAGACTTAAGCCAACGCTCAGTCTTATCACGATTTTCTTTTTTTCTGACCCATTCTAGGTCTTCAAGGTCGTCTCCGATAACTAAAGACGGTCGCCATTGACGATAACGCAATCCTCGAATCTTTTGCCCTCGTGATCTACCTAGCAAATAAACACCGTTTGAAAGCTCAAGCTCTCCACGAGTCCATTTCAAAGTTGATCTACCTTTCGGCTTCACTAATGGAAAATCTACTTTCAACAAAGTGTTTTCTTCAAACTCTGTCTTAATGTTATCAATCGAGATATCTCGTTGCGTTCCAGTGTCGTTTATAAGAATAATAAAATGGTGCTCTTCTCTGATTGCTTGCCAAATCGGATAAGCCATAGAAGCGTGCGTGCTTTTAGCACTACCTCGAAAACCAATAATAGCTACCATTTCTTCTTCAGTGTCCTGCAATATGTTTATAAGCTTTTTATGAAAACCTGCTGGCTTTAAATAAAAATAGTGGGGAAAATACACAAGACAAAAAAACTCGTATGACTTTTTTGCTAAAAATCTACGCTCATCTCTGTTTTTTATATTGATACCCCAACGAACCCAACAATATCTTTCAAACCCTGTAGCAAATTCGCCCGGAACAAAATTATTCTCAGGCTTAGGAATCGTTGACTTCAGTTTTGGATTCTTCTTTTCAAGTATTTTGCTCATATCATTTAATCTTTCTCAATCTCGTAATCTGAGTCTTCCCAATCTTCATCGTCTACTGAATCCCACGCTTGCATAGCTCCCATAATTTCAGCTTCTCTCTCAGGCGGTAAATTGTTTGGAGTGAAATCAAAATTTGCGTTGAATTTTCTATCACCAAACTCTGCGGGTAAGCTTCTAGGTAAAAACCACTGTGAAGTTTCTAATGCTCTGTCTGTCGGTATATTGTCTTTATCTTTCTCCTGCATTACTTGAGCAATAGTTGCTCTAGCCACCAAATTAAGCTTTGTTTTCAATAAGTGTTTTTTATTGCGAAACTCAGGATTTTTTCTCTCGTACCTATATAGTGAATCTAGCGAAATATCTGCTTGCATACACGCTTCTTCGTCTGTTGCACCTACTGAAAATGCACCCTCTAGCTTCGCAAGTGTTACTTCAACATTTTTACCATTAAATAAAGGTCTTCCGTCATCAGGATCGGGTTTATTTTCTGTTCTTAATGCAATAGCTTTCTCTACTCTTTCAGCAATACTTTTTACAATTCTTTCACCTCCTGCAACCATACCTTTACCTTTCGGTTGCTTGATTACTTTTGCTTCTTTCTGAATAGGTTTTTTAACTTTAATAGTTTTAGCTTCTGTACTTGAGATACGTCTTCCAACAACCCGCTTAGCTACGGTCACAATAGGTGGAGTATTTTTTTGTGATTTTGCTGTTGACATACGTCACTTGCGTTCGCTCTGTTAGGCGTACCTATGTGAGCTGAGTCGTATTGTAAAACGACCTCGTTTTTTTCTAATAAAATTATTTTTTAGGTGTGTAAGGAGCTTCAACTCTAATACTGATTGCGTTCCTATAACCTAATTTAGCTGCCAGTAATACTACGATTTTTTTAACGGTGTCTACTGTTGCACCTCCTGACCCAATAGCCATAGATACATCTTTCACAGCCGTTTTAATGTGAATCTTAAGGCAATCGCCTCGTTCATCACTTACCTCAGATAAAGTAACTTCTACTTCATCGGGACAGGTAACAATCGCTTTTACTACAGTGGAAACTAATTTTTGAATTTCTGTTAAATGTTCCATACTGATATTTTACATCAGTCAAGTAAAAAACACTAACTAGTTTTTCTTCTTTTCGCTTCCTTTCTTCTCTTTACCTGCTTTTGCTTCGATAGGTGTATTTTTGTGATACATCTCAACAATCTCTAGCATACGCACCAAAATCGCAGACATATTTATAATATTGTCTCTCTTTGCAATTTCTCTAGCTTGTTCTGCGAACTGATCGAAGTCAGCTTTGTCTGCAATATACACAGTCGCTTCCTCTTCAACCATTCCTAGAATTTGCTCAAGGTATTCGTTTTGCTTAGGCAAGAACAAAATATTTATAAGCTCGTAATCAAGCTCAACTTTAATATCATCAATTTGAACACCTTTATTATCTATTTGAATTTCAAACTCAGTGATACCTGAAGCAATTTTAAAGTTCAGATCGTTAATCTCGTTATACAATACTCCCAAAACTTCCTTGTCGTCGTAACCGCTTAAAGAGTTGTGAGATAGCTGTTTTGACACAATCTCGTCACGTGTAAGCTTTCGTTCATACACTAGAGCGTAAATATTTAGCACTCCTGCTTTTCTAGCAGCTCGTGTTCGGTGGTGTCCTGAAATTAAATGAAACTCCTCGTTTCCTGCCTCGTTTGTATCAAGATAACAAAGTGGCAAAGACTCAAGCGTTCCGTCCTTTTTAATGTTCTCAGTCAATCGGTCAAACTTTTCATTACTCATCACACGAGCGTTTATATTTTGCTCACGGATCAACTCTACTGGAATAAGCCAAAGTGCAAGTTGTTTAGACTCGTCTAGTGTCATCATTCGCTCCGGTTTTCGTTCTTCTGTAGTTCTCATAATAATTTTAATTTAATCTCTAATAAGGTATATAAACACTCCCCAAACAACAGTCCAAAGTACAAGCACTCCAATCCCTACAGCAACACCTTGAAAAAATCCGAAATCATTTATTGCGTCTCTGAATAAATCGAACAGAACATAACCGACATAAATCATTAACAGACTCCAACCTATTATTTTTCGTGTTTTTGTTTTCATCTTACTCGTTATCGTTATCAACGGCTTCTGATAATTGTTTCTCTTCGTTCAAATAATCACTTACACACTGACGGAAATCTCTAGGGTGAAAATCAGTGTCGTACATAATTTTATATACACCGTCTTTCATCTTTTCTCGTTTCTCAACGGTTAAAAGACCATTATTTAGCTTCACTTTTCTATACTTTGACAAACAAGTCGTTCGTAATCCTTTCAGATTGTAAACTCGATTCACTTTACTTACATCTTTGCGAAGCACCGTACCCATTTCCTCGCAAGTAATCAACATCATCATAAGGCGGTTTATTCTAGGGTGCTTATTGCTAGGAGCATTGAAACCGTAGTTTTCAAATACTCTCGTACTTCTCAATCTAAATAGCTCTGAAGTATGGAATCCAACCGTTGCGAAAACTTTTCCGTCCAAAAGAATTAAATAATAGTGTTCGGCTTTCGTGTTGCCTAGCTTGTGTGCCCATAAATCACGGTAATATAAAGCAACTTCAGACGGTACACTTCTAAATTCAACCTTTGTGTCAGGTGTAAGTTCATCTTCAAGTCCCCACATAGGAACATTTCTGTACTTCTTCAGCTCGTGTTCAGACTTATAAGTAAGCACTCCTTTGTGTTTGAAACTGTCCAACAATTCGGGTTTTGTAAATAACCAAAAATCATATCTGTCTACAAAATACTCTCGACCATAAACAACCTCTCTCGGATCATATCCGTCAACTTCTTTATACTTGTACCAAAAAGTCGGGTGAGCTTTCTTTTTACTGTTTTCATAAAGCTCTTTATATTCTTTTCCTAGATCGAACTCATCAACTCGTGGCTCAAATTTAATAACTTTAGAAAAGTTAAACATTTTTTCATACCCTCCTCTAAATGCTGGCGGGTTCACAATTAAAACAGTGTCTTCAGACCACTCTTCCTCAAGCTCATCACGCAAATCTCTGAATCTGAAAGTAATACCCTCGTAATAAGTAGCACCTTTCTCAAGTTGCTTTTTAAATCCTGCGATATGTTTCTCTTTCTTTTCTACAAGCTCATCGTAAACAACTCGTTCATACATCAAATCTGTTCGAAGCTGTTGAGTTTTCATCAGCCATAAAAGAAAAGCACCTCTGTCGAGATCAGTCGTCAAAGATTCATACTCTTCTTTATAAGGTTCAAGTACTTCGAACTCATATTTTTTAAGCTCTGTAAAAGGAATCTTTCCATAAACAAAACCAAGTACCAAAGAGAAAAGAGAAATCTCTGACGCTGTGATGTTTTCAGGCTTGTATCCTGCTTCGATTGCACACTTCGCTAAAGTAAATTGACCACAACAAGGGATTACAATTTTCGGGTGAGTCTCTTTTAAGTGACTCAAAGCTGCGACTAGGAACTTTCTCTGTTCACTCGGCGTATTTCCCAAAAATATTTTCTCAAGTTGCTGTGCCATATATTTCTTAATCTCAAATTATTATAATGCTGCGGGAACAGGATTCGAACCGTGTGTCTTTAGTTTCAGAAACTAATGTCCTACCACTAGACGATCCCGCAATTTCACTTACCGCTGTCTGATCAAGAAACGGTAAGCTAGATTATTTCTAATCTTTATACTGAGGTGACTCAAAAAGAGTCGCCTCTTGTATGGTATTTATTGTATCACCTCCTTTTTTTGGAGTCCACAAGATATGCACCATTTCTGCACCTAAATCTTCAACCACTGGCTGAATAGTTTGAGAACGGTGACAATCTTCAGGTTTTGCTTCACTACACATAACGCATAGTTTTCTCTCATCACTAGAAGCTTCAATCATTTTTTGAATTGTCTCAACGAAATTTACATTTCCTTGCAATCCTCCAAGATTTCTACCTCTCCAGTGATACTGTATTCCGCTCGCTGGTATATAGATTTCTAATTGAGCACGGTTAAATTGTGGATTGTATTTTGAACTCGGATAAGTCCGAACATCAACTAAATCTGTAATACCGTTTTCTTTAAGAATCGCAACCAACTCTTCAGATTTTTTGTTTGAGTGACCAATAGAATAGATTGTTTTCATACTCATATTTTATCACTTTTAACATTATTTTGCACAGTATTTTTGAGTAAATTCTCAACTTCTTCGTTTTCTTTTTCGTTGTCCAAGTGTTGCAACTCTTCTAACTTTATACAATTTTCACACATCTAATTATTTTCTCGTTAAAGCGTCGGCACGAGCATTTTTGTGTCTTCGTACCCACACTGCTTGAAAGTCTATACCCTCAAGTTCTGATAAAACTTTATTAAGCATTTCTTGTAAGTGTGGGATTCCTCTGTGCGGATTCCATACAACTTTTGCTTTACTCCAACCCCAACGCTTCGCCACGTGTTCAATCACAATACGACTGTCACCGTAAATCATCAGTTGATAATTTGACGGATCAGCACACTCTTTTTTGAATCGTTTGATTGCTTTAAGCAACGCAAGATATTCAGCAATATTGTTGGTAACTTTCGGATCAGTCACCTTTCCGTGACCCTCGTATTCTTTTTTGTCGAACCGAATTACATACCCAAAAGTTCCTGTTGCTGTATCTTTTCCATTACCTGAACAACCACCGTCAAACTCAATCTCTGCAATTTTCATAGAGATTAAATTTTTATAGATTCTTCCAATTCTCTAGCTTCTTTTTCGTATTGCAACACAGTATCAGCTAACTCTTCATTACTTTCGAAGCTTCCTGCAACGTCCCAATCTAGGATTACTGCTTTATGAAGCTTGTCGCTGTAATAAGTACACATAATGTAATAGTCTCCAAAGCTTCTTACAGATTCAATCGAGATCGACAAATCTAATTCATCAATAACTTCACTAAGAAACTGAGCACTTTCGAAAAAGTCATCTAAATCTACATCGTGTTTTTCCAACGCTTCTACAATTTTTGTTTTGTCCATAAATTTATATAATTTTAATTAAGTAATGTTGCATATTTATCTCATCTAGATTCAATGCTTCCTCAAATCCTTTCAAGGAGTAAATCGTTCCTGATTCCATAGCTAGAGACATAAATTCTTTATCAGTTATCACATCTATATTCACTTCGTACTTATAGATATCAACTAAATAAACTATTTTTTCTTTAATCATAAATTTATGCGATTACAATTCTACTAATACCGTCTTTTAATTGTGCTGATTGCATATCTGCAATACTCTGGCTAGTTGCTGGAGCGGTAGGGAACAATAAAGTTTCAGTTTTATTGTCGTCTGCTACGTGCATAATTCGATCATATCGAACGAAGAAAGGGTTTATTTGATTCTCAGCCACAAACTCTTGCATAGGAGCAATTTCAAGCCCAGCAAGGTTATATAAACCGTTAGTTCGAAGAACTGTTTGAGTGAACGCTCCGTCTCGGTTTTTAATGTCCATAGCATTTTTGATAGGCAAATCGTGCCCCTCAAAAACCATAACTTCACCATTGCTACAATTCCACGCAACCTCCTTTCTTTTTCCTTTCAGTTTGAAAATAGGTTTACTAAAATCACCACCCCAACTTCTGCCGACTGTCACAATTTCTGCGAACACTGTAGCTCCCCACGAATCACTAATCCAAATAATCGTGTACTTATTTCCTTTTTCGTACATTTTTAATGGTAGTGCTGGCAAGGTACGCAACACAGCGTCATCATCGAAACCAATACTTTCACCGTCTTCGTCCACGTGAGAATATTCAACAACATCTCCACGCAAGTCTTCGAAGTAAAACGGATTACTTTTTAATCCAATCAATCGACCCTCGTCATTGATGTACACAAGCTCACCGTGCTGAGTTCGATAACCGTCAATATTTCCACCTACCAATTTCTGCAATTCTTCAAAGCCGATCGGTTTCTCAGTTTTAATAAACTCAGCTGTACCGTCAGTTTTATAATAAGCGTATTTCATACTAGAATCCTTGTGCCTCTGTTGGCTTAGCTTCTGATAATCGCTTGATTGCTTCAGCTTTTAGAGCTTTAACAGTTTCACTGTCTTTACCCTCAATAACTGAATATTTTGCGATTGAGTGAATCAACCGCTGATTTTCCATAGTAGAAATTACTACGCTTTCTCCTTTGTCGTTCAAAAATGTGTCCATAAATTTTTCTTTAATTTTAATCAATATTTTCTGCCCAAAATTCAAAAGGGTCGAAGTCGCTAGGTATAGAACCAAACGGCAATTTCAACGATTTATAAATTTTTTTAATTTCATCGTCAAAAGCTTTTTTACTTTTTTCTAACTTTTTACGATCTACTTTCACACCATTACATTCTGCGTACCAAAATATGCCGAAATCTTCAAACCACGCTTCTGACTGGTCTTCAAAATAACTCATACTTAGTTTCCGTCATCGTGTGCTCCCGGATTTTTAATGATGTCTATCACGTATTCCATACCTCGAATCATCGCTGTTTTTTGAGCTTCAGTCATACCCTCAGGCATATCACTAACATCGATACTTTTTTCGTATTCAATTTTTTTCTCAATAAGAGCGACTAACTCTTCTTCAGAATAAGCACCGTCAAGCCACTCACTAACCGCTTTAAGCGATTCGTACACGTGTCCTGCTGGTCTATCGTTTTCTTCGTAATGTTTCTCTTCATCACCAAAGTCATAATTAACTAAAACATCAATATGACTTCTAATTCTGTTGTTTACCATTTTCTTTTGGTCGGCAATTTTTGCAAAGTCCTTTTTTAAGCTTTCGAGATTTTCGACAGCTTTGACATTGAGCCATATTATTTGCCTTTATTTTTAGATTTTCCAGTAAGTTTTTCGACTGTTTTTTCCAACACTTCTGCTGTTTCTTTTTTGGCGATTGTTGCGTCACTAATATTTTGAGAATAGTAGTAGTCAGCTTCATCGTTCACAATAGCTCCGTAACACTGTTGTGCTGCGAACTTCAAAATGTCACACACTATTTTGTGTGCCACATCTGAACCGTATTGAGTTTTACAAAATGCACGAGCTATAAGAATTTCATTACCAATAACATCAATATCTACACTGTGAGTTTTCATTCTCTCAGCGTGACCAACGAGTGCTTGGTTTTTATCTCTTGCTTCTCTGTACAAAATTGAATAATCTTTTTGCCAATCTTCCATTTTTTCAGTTTTGACAAAATCAAAAGTAAGCGTTTCGCAACCTTTGATATCGACTAAAAGCTGATATTTACTGAATCTTCGGATCATCATAGAGATTCCTAATTTTTTAAGAACTAACTCCTTGACTTGCTCCGCAAATTTCTCTGTTCGATCTAGAGTTTTTTCAATGTGTTTTTCACGTTGTAAAAACTCATAACTTATGCTCACACCCATAATATTTAATTATAATTATTTGAATAATTTTTTTTGAGATGAGTAGTTGCCTGAAAACAAAATGTCCGGCTACATATATTGCTATATGATGAGTCCGAAATCGTATCAACCAAAGTGTTGATTTTTTGCTCAGTGACTTTGGCTATTGCATATTCGGACAAATTCTGTAAATGAGTTCGAAACTTTTTCAAGTAAAATACATTTCTGTATTGTCTCGCATAGAATTTGCTTTACTGCGGTTTTAACAGTATCTTCAATTTTGTTTTACAGGAAACTACTCACCTCTTTATTTTGATGTCTTTCAGGCTCAGCAAGAAAGTTTTGTCAAAATCTCTTTATTTAATTCTCAATGAGCTTTATAAGAAAGTTTTTTGTTTTCTTATACATTAAATATAGCAGACTGTTGCAAATGGTGCAAATGGTTTTTTAATATCTTCTGTGGAAAAGTCCTTATTTTATAACACATTTATAATAAAGGGTTTTTTATCTCTTCAAAAGTAAATTGACCATTTTCATAACCCCACAATTCTGACGGTATAAAAATTTTGTGTTCTAAAAACCAGTTTTTTATTTTTCTACGTCGTGCTGAAACATTCGATTTAGAAGTCCATTGAATAAAACGAATCTCATTAACTGCGTTTGTTTTTGCTGCAATCACGTCGAAAATACCAAAGATATCAGAACTTTGATACATAGCCTTAGCTCCACACCAACACACATAACCTTGCTCGGCTAGTATTTGTTTCCCTTTCTTTTTGATGATATTTTCTTGAGCCATAAATCTAACTTTATTACAATCGGCAACAGTATCGGTTCAACTGCTGACCAAAAAGATTTTTTCAGATCAGATCTAGCTTTTTCAAAATCTTCCATATATTTTAATCACGGTTATACCATTCAAATATAAACAATATTTGAACATTTCTAATTTTTTTATTGTAATCCCACTCAATGTAAAACAAATTGTATCGAGTTTTAATTGAAAAAAACGATATCCAAGATTGAGCGTGTTTATTTATTTCTATCTCTAAAAGACTAAATTCCATACATTTATTTTTGTTTATTATAATCTTCCTGACTATGACTAACTGTAATTTCACCAGCAACAAATTTTATTTTTGAGCCTGACTTTATGTATCTTACTGAACCTGTTTCAATATCTACCACCTGAATAGCGTGAGGGTGAGCTGTCCCTGCTTTTTTATTTGCTTCATACATACAAGCGTCTGTAAGTATAAAAGTTTTTTCTCTATCATCATCTTTAGACATAAAACTTATTATAAACCCTAATAAATTCTCTATCAATCGGCTTAAGTTCATAACCCATTAAAGTTAAAGCTGATAAAGTTTTTCGCAACAACATTCCTACATTTCTACCTAGCCACGCTTCGTTACCTATGTGACAACCAAAATTGTGAATAGGGCAACTGTTTAATATCGAAGAGTTGTGATCACCTGCAACATATCCTGTGACACTTGAGCTGATAATATGATGTAAAGCGTCCCACTTGTTTTTTCCGCAACGCATACAGTCATACCAAAAAATCCACTCCGTTCTGACCTCTTCGGGAAACCTATTTTTTAATCCTGAATTTTTCATTTTACTGGCAAATTTATACCTCTTTTTTTAAAGTCCTGTCTTATGAAATTCCAATTTTTCATAGGGTCTTGGCTTGCTATGGAAAAAAATATTTTATCTCCATTTTCAAGTATAGCTTCAAAGTGAGTTTCTTTAGTCGATTGCACTATATTTTTACAATAAGGTTTCAATTTTTTAAGAATCTTTTTTGTTTCGAATCTCATACAATCACACAATTACATTCCGCAACTGCTTTTAGCGATTGCACTTGTAATGTAGAGAGAAAGTCCAAAAGAACTTACAACTCCCAGAAACAAACCAACCCAAAACATCACCCAACCAAAAGTATTATTTTCCATTTTTATTTGATTAAATTTTCGACTTCACAAATCGAAGTGAATAATGAATTTTTACCGAAGCTGTGAGTGTGAACACCGACAACTTCAAAGTCTGAATCTAAAACAGGTGAACCTGAGAAGCCCGGAATACCACGATAAGACGCTTTATGAGCAACATATCCTCCTGTTCTTTTTTGAGTACCAAGATATTTACCTTGATCTATTTTAAATTCTCCTTGCGGATATCCTACAATCGTCAATTCTTCACCAATAACTAAATCTCTACAATCACTTTTTAATCCGCCCTCTTTTAACTCTAAAGCTATTACATCGGCGTGTGCGTTTGCCGTAGGCAACGGAGCAGGGAACACGTGAAACGCTGTTACCATAAATCCGTTCATAAGAAACAAAGTACCACCCAATGCTGAGATAACTGTCATCATATTATTTAATCAAGTA